CTATTCTTGGTAAACTGTTTGAGATTAACTTCGTTGACCACGATGAACCATTCCATCAACTCGACAACAACCCCGTATACAAAATGCGGTGTCGCACATTTGATTATGGTTCAGAAGTTCTTGACACAGATATTGCTGCAATTGATGCAATCCAAGATGCAGACTCAATGGATGCACTCACCTATCAGTTCACACTTGAACAGTCAAGTGCAGTCAATGAGAACATCAGACTTGAAGATAACTCTGGTCTTCTTCTTGAGGAGACAGACGGAGACAACATCATTGGTGAAGACGATAGCAGTTCTGTTGGTGAGTCTATCCTAATTGAAAGTTCTGCTGATACTGGTGATCCATCATACTTTATCAATGAGGACTATATAGTAGGTGACCAAGTGACAGATAAGGTCAATCAGAATGAACTGTTCGATGAATTGGATGACACTATCCTAGACTTCAGCGAATCAAATCCATTCGGTGATGCAGGAGAACCATCGTAATGTTAGGGCAACAGTTTTACCATGAAACCATTCGTAAGGTAGTCGTTTCTTTCGGCTCACTTTTCAATGACATTCATCTTGTTCGTAAGGACAACAGTGGAACTATTCAACAGTCTATGAAGGTTCCTCTTGCATATGGTCCACGGCAGAAGTTCCTTGTTCGTCTAAATGATGATCCATCTTTGTCTAATCAGACCGCTGTAACTCTACCTCGTATTGGGTTTGAGATTACTGGCATGTCATATGACCCAGCACGCAAACTACAACGTGTGCAGAAGTTCAAGAAGGTGAAGGGTGCAAAGGATGATCAGTTGGACACGCAGTATATGCCTGTCCCATACAATATTGACTTTGAACTCTACATTCTCTCAAAACAGTCAGATGATGCGTTGCAGATTGTAGAACAGATTCTACCATACTTCCAACCTGATTATACAGTCACAATCAATGACAACACAGACATGGGTATCAAGAGAGATATCCCTGTTGTTCTAAACAGTATTGTTTATGAAGACGATTATCAGGGAGACTTTGCAAACCGTAGAGCCATTATCTACACTCTCTCTTTTACTGCTAAGTTCCATCTCTACGGTCCTGTTACCTCTAGTAAGGTTATCAAGACTGTACAGGTTGACCAGTATACAGACCTACCTGATCAGTCACCTAAGAGAGAACAGAGATACACAGTTACACCAAACCCAACGAGTGCTGATGCTGATGATGATTTTGGATTTAATGAGACAACCTCATTCTTTGAGGATGCGAAGAATTTTAATCCGGTAACAGGAAGTGATGAGTAAGGAAATTGAAATAGAGAAGGCCCTTGGAGTTATTGATAAAGTTGTCCCCCAAGAGGTCGTTGTAGAGAAGAAGGAAGTTGTTGTTCCTTCTCATGGGGATGACATAGACAATGACTACGAGTATCAGAGACAAAACTTTTATAACCTTGTTGAACGTGGTCAAGATGCTATTGATGGAATATTGGAACTCGCAAGAGAAAGTGATCATCCAAGAGCATACGAGGTTGCTGGAAATCTTATCAAACAGGTTGCAGACGTTACTGAAAAACTAGGTGACCTTCAAGAGAAGATGAAGAAACTTAAAGAGGTTCCAGATCACGGACCAAAGAACGTGACAAATGCACTCTTTGTTGGTAGCACCGCGGAACTTCAGAAATTGTTAAAGGGGAGAGTTAGTGAATAGGAAGGTTGTATTTTACAACCAACTAAGTGGTGGCGATTTTACTAATGAACTTGTTATGTTTAACCCACTTAATCTGGACAACCCATCAAAAAATAAACTTTATTCAGAAACTTTAATTCCATTTGATGAGTCGCAAGTTCATAGAACGCCTTCTTTAGTTTGTTGGCATCACAAAACATCCATTAGAGAATCATTACCAGACTATTGTTTAATGCCTGATGAAAATCCGTATTCTGTAAAAACTGCTTATAGAATAGGAGAGGCATTTGGCGACTACACATATCCTCTGGGGGTTCTAGTTCGAGCATTCTTTCCGTGTGATAGGACAGAAAAGGGAAAACATAATGTTTTCAATATGAAATTTGATCCTATTCCAGACATTCCATATGATTGGAATCTTACGTTTGATGAAGTTGTAAATCGTAGAGCCGAAGAATTGTGGAGTTTTAAAAAACCAATTAGAGTTTGGTATTCTGGTGGTATCGACAGTACAATGGTTTTAGTTGCTTTGTTTTTAAATAAGAAACAAGAAGATGAACTTATTGTTTATATGTCTAGAGAAAGTGTTGAGGAGAATAAAAATTTCTATGAAATAATTAAAAAATTAGAAAGTGATAAAGAACTCACAATTCAATGGCATGATAAAGATGATCCAAATAACTTCTTTACATCTATGGGGAACTGGAATGGTTCTGCTCTAAATGTTACGGGTGGATGTGCCGGGGAATTTTATTTGGGTGCATCTAATGCGGGCCCATTTCCTGTTTTCTTCGAAAGAAAAGACAAACACTGGACAGAACTTTTCAATTGGGATGCTTTTGTTGAATGTAATTTCGTATACAAATATGATCATGTAAAACATAATTATCATAGAAAATTGTTTATGGAATTTTGTGAACAACATATTGCAAAATGTCCATTTGAAATAAAAACTTCTTGGGATTTTATATGGTGGGCATGTTTCACTTTAAAGTGGCATAATGATTCAACGTTATTGTCACAATTTATAACTCATCCTGTTAATTATAAACTTGAACATGCATTTTTTAATTCTCCTGATTTTCAAAGATGGAGTATTTTAAATCCAGAATTAAAACATAATGGGTCAACTAAAACATATAAATGGCCCTCAAAAATGTACATATACAATTTCGATGGAAATGAGGACTACTTAAACAATAAAATCAAGGTATCGTCTTTACCTCTTTTGTGGGGATTTAATAAAAATTCTGGTATTGAGTTTTTGGAAATGGCAAAAAAATCTTCCGTAATTAAACGTAAATTAACACAAAATAAGATTTTGTTTGATGATGGACTTTACTATAATGGTAAAGACACTGTAATTCCATCAGACGTAGACTGTTGGGACTTATTTAATAAGGATTTCTTTCAAGATAAATAGTACTATGTCTGAACAAGTTTATCTGGGAAACCCAAATCTAAAACGAGCTAACGTTGCACAATCGTGGACGAAAGAACAACTCCAAGAGTATCAGAGTTGTATGGAAGACCCTCTGTACTTCATTCAGAACTACGTCAGGATTGTTTCTCTTGATGAAGGACTTGTGCCGTTTAAGATGTACGATTTCCAGAAGGAGATGGTGGGAACTTTCCACAAAAATCGTTTTACCATCTGCAAACTTCCTAGACAGTCTGGTAAGTCCACAACAATTATCTCATACCTTTTGCACTATGTTCTATTCAACGACAGTGTTAACGTTGCAATCCTTGCGAACAAGGCCGCAACTGCTCGTGACCTTCTTGGTCGTTTGCAGTTGGCATACGAACATCTACCCAAGTGGTTGCAACAAGGTGTCATGGCATGGAACAAAGGTTCCTTGGAGTTAGAGAATGGTTCTAAAATTCTTGCAAGTTCCACTTCGGCTAGTGCTGTTCGTGGTGGTTCATATAACATTATTTTCCTTGATGAGTTTGCATACGTTCCTGCTAACGTAGCAGAACAGTTCTTCAGTTCTGTGTATCCTACAATTTCATCTGGTAAGACTACAAAGGTGATGATTGTTTCTACACCACATGGTATGAATATGTTCTACAAGTTGTGGGTGGATGCAGAAGAGGGACGTAACACATATGTTCCTATTGAGGTTCACTGGTCAGAAGTGCCGGGTAGAGACGAGGCATGGAAGGCAGAGACAATCAAGAATACGTCAGAGGCGCAGTTCAATACAGAGTTTGAATGTGAATTCCTTGGTTCTATTGACACACTTATCTCACCATCCAAACTTCGTGTGATGACTTACAGAGAACCCAAACAGTCTAACGCAGGGTTGGATGTTCACATACCCCCACAACAAGGACACACCTACGTCCTCACCGCAGACGTTTCTAGAGGTACTGCAAACGACTATTCTGCATTCTGTGTGTTTGATGTAACACAGATGCCGTACAAGTTGGTTGCAAAGTTTAGAGATAACGAACTGAAACCTCTTATCTTTCCCTCAAAGATATACGATGTTGCAAGGGCATACAATCAAGCATTCGTATTGATTGAGGTCAATGACATTGGTGAACAGGTCGCAAACGCAATGCAGTTTGACCTAGAGTATGATAACCTAGTTATGGCATCCATGCGTGGCCGAGCAGGACAGGTTCTTGGTGGTGGGTTCTCTGGTGGTAGGGCTCAGTTGGGTGTCAGAACAACGAAGGCAGTCAAGAAGATTGGATGTTCAAACCTAAAACAGTTGGTAGAGGACAATAAACTCATCATAGAAGATTACGACTGTATCAACGAACTGTCTACATTCATCGTAAAGGGACACTCCCATGAAGCAGACGATGGGTGTAACGATGACTTAGTTGCATGTCTTTTCATCTTTGCATGGATGACCGACCAACAGTACTTCAAAGAACTCACTGATAATGATATCCGTAGAACTATGATGCGAGAA